GGAAGAATAAGAAGACTATTGCTGCATTATCTTCATGGTTTGATAGAGATTGGGCGATGGATTATATAGATAATATACTATTCGACTTACCTAAATAAGACATGGAGAACATCGAAGAACTGTGGGAAACAGACGAGAAGGAACTTGCCAAAGTCCAAGAGGAAGGTGGTGATATTCTTTTTGAAGAGGCTCCTGTTATGAAATTGGAGTTTAAGGACTATAAAGGATGAAATTTATTGTGCAACCTTGGGGTACTGTAGAGGATGAGACTGGTAAAGTGATTTATCAGTCTAGTATTGATCAACAAGATGCAAGAGAAGTCCTACATCAAACTGTCCAAGAGAATGGATGGAGTACGGTAGAAGAATGGGAAATGGATGATGATAGTATAGAACTAACGGTGAAAAAATGTCAATCTTAACGGTAGTATTGTTTGCAAGTTGTTCATTATATCTGTTAGCGAATGCTATACAGTTGATAAGGAAAGCAGCAGCACTACCAGCACAAAAGTTTGAAGAGCCTATACCACCAGAGGTGGTAAGAAGAAAAGTTACCAGACCAGTCCATCCTGAGATGAAAGATGTTAGACCAGGCGATGAGTTATTGGTAGTTAACTTTAAAAAGAATCAAGTGCGAGACCCCTGGTTGGATTCTCTACAAGACCGTGTGGATCAGTTAAATGATGATGATGGTGACGGTGATGTACCTGTCTTGCGCTAAATAGATAAGTGGAGACCTGCGTAACTAATGGCAACATTCAACAGTCAAATTGAAAATAGGAATTTCCTATCACCCATAGGATATAAACTTCTGTTGGCAAAATTTCCTAAGGTGTCTTACTTCTGTCAGTCTGCTAGCATACCTGCTATGACATTGGGTGAGCAGAGACAATCAACACCATTACGTTCCTTACCTTTAGAGGGTTTCATAGAGTATGACCCTTTCAATATATCATTCATTATTGATGAGGACTTAGAAAATTATATGATTCTCCATAACTGGATGAGGGGTCTAGGTACTCCTGACACTACCATGGAGAGATATAGGTTTAAGAAGAAGATGGCAGCAGATGTCATCGCTAAAGGAGATGTGAAACCTATTTACGGTGACGCTACTCTGGTAGTTATGAATAGTAACTTCCAAGCAAATTTTAACGTTGTATTTACAGATATATTCCCCACATCCTTGTCAGCATTAGAGTTTAATGCTACAGTAGATGGTACAGAGTACGCTATGGCGACTGTAGCCTTTAGGTATACATCATATGAAGTCAGAAGTGCAGATGTAGGTACGAGAATTGATCAACTAACATAATGAATCTTGAGAAAATTGAAGAGTTGTGGGCAAAGGACGCTGAAGCATTCTTTGATCACAGGGAATTGCCTGAGCTATTAGCAAACGATAGTCTTGAGACTCCTAGACTCCATGCAAAGTATTTGCAACTACACAATGAATTCAAATTGATGTTGTCTGATGCACAGACAAAGTATAACAAGTTATATAAAGAGAAGTGGTTATATTACAATGGGAAAGCACCTGCCTCAGTGTATGCTGAGAAACCATTTGACCTTAAGGTATTAAAAGGTGACCTTGACATGTTCATTGATAGTGATGATGACGTGTGTAGAGCCAAACAGAAAATAGATTACCTTGGAACTTGTATAAATTCTATTGATAGGATACTTAAGCAGATCGACACTCGTGGGTTTGCCATTAAGAATACTATTGAAATTGTCAAGTATTATGGAATCAGGTGACTACTATAGTAAAAAAGAATGAAGTCTTTTTGAAGGTAGAGGCAGAGCCTCATCTCCATAAAGAGTTAAGTGAGCACTTCTGCTTTGAAGTTCCTGGTGCAAAGTATATGCCAGCAGTCAAGAAGAGGTACTGGGACGGTAAGATACGTCTCTACTCTCCTGGCACTGGTGAGATATATGTTGGTCTCTTTGATTACTTGACACAATTCCTTGAGGAGCATGGATATGATTACTCCATAGGGAATAGTGAATACTATGGTTACCCAAATGAGGAGGAAGATTATGTTACACCTGAAAGCGTTGCGACTTTTGTACGTTCTCTTCGGTTACCGTACAGGATACGTGATTACCAACTCCGAGGATTATACCAAGCGATTAAATATAACCGCAAACTTCTATTATCCCCCACGGGAAGTGGAAAATCGCTGATTATCTATACCCTAGTCCGTTGGCACAGACTTAAGAAGAGAGAGATTCTTATCATTGTTCCTACGATCTCTCTCGTAAGCCAGTTGGAAAATGATTTTAAAGAGTATGGTTGGAATGTCAGGGATGTTCATAAGATTATGGGTGGTGAAGAGAAATATGTAGATCACCCTGTGGTTATATCTACGTGGCAGTCTATCTATAAGGAACCAAAGAGATTCTTTGAAAGGTTTGATGTCATTATAGGTGATGAAGCACACCAGTATAAGGCAAAGAGTCTCACGGGGATACTAACCAAGTGTCATGATGCAAAATATCGTGTTGGACTCACTGGTACCCTTGACGGATTAGAAGCACATCAACTGGTACTTGAGGGTTTATTTGGTACAGTTGATAGAGTAACTAAGACAAAAGATTTAATGGACAAGGGTCAGTTGTCCAAACTTAAGGTACGGATATTACTACTGAAGCATGGTTGGGTACCCTTTGATTCCTATCCACAGGAGATGGATTACATCTGCATGCACTCCAGACGTAGCAGGTTTATTCGTAATCTAGCACTAGACCTAGAGGGTAACACGCTTATTCTATTCAACTTCATTGAAAAGCATGGTGAACCGCTGTGGGAAATGATAAATAATAAGGTAGAGAATGACCGTAAGGTTTTCTTCATACACGGTGGTGTGGATGCTGTTGAGAGGGAAGAAGCAAGAAAGATTTGCGAAACCCAAAAGGATGCTATAATATTGGCATCATATGGAACCTTCTCAACAGGTATTAACATCCGTAATCTACACAATGTTATCTTTGCTTCTCCTAGTAAGTCTAGGGTGAGGAATTTACAGTCTATTGGACGTGTATTGAGGACAGGTGATAATAAAGCACAGGCAGTACTATATGATATAGCAGATGACTGCTCAAGAGGTTCAACATATAATTATACTTTCCGTCATCTAGTGGAGAGGATGAAGATATATGACTCAGAATCATTTGACTATGAGATTATAAAGGTAAATCTAAAGAAATGAGTATCAATTACATTAAACACGATCAAGAATTCTTTGGTGTCATAAAGATGACCAATGGGGATACTATCATCGGTTCAATGATTGCAACAGAAGAAGAGGTAAACCCAGGTAGGACAACGATATATGTGTCTGAACCTGCTGCACCTAACACCCACACCATTGAGAAGGATGGTCAGTTAGGAATGGCAGTAGGGTTTGTTAAGTGGATGATGTGGTCTGATGAAGACTTCTATCTTATCCAAGAAGAAAATATTTTAACTGTAGCACCTATGTCGATGGAGTCAATCCTGATGTATAAGATGTGGTTGCGGAAAGAATGTGGTCACAAAGGAAATAATGATAATGCTGTCCCTGTCAATGAGAACATGGGTCTAGTTGGTAAGGTTTCAGAGGCACGTTCTAAGTTAGAAGATCTCTGGAAGAAGTCTGCTGGTTGACATAGGTATAACTATCACGTATAATTATACTATGACAAGGCAGATATAATATGCGGTCTACCAACATGACAAAACGAAAACAACATTACGTTGATAACAAAAAGTTTCTGGAGGAGATAACAATTTATCGCCAGTCAGTTACTGAAGCAAAGATATTAGATAAAGAGAAGCCTAGGATAACCCATTACCTTGCCGAGTGTTTCCTAAAGATTGCTACTCATCTATCATACAGACCAAACTTCATCAATTATATGTTCAAAGAGGACATGATATCAGATGGAGTGGAGAATTGTGTACAATACATTGATAACTTTGACCCAGAGAAATCAAGAAATCCTTTTGCTTATTTCACACAGATAATTTATTACGCATTCCTCAGACGTATTGCTAAAGAGAAGCGTCAGATGGATATCAGAGACAAATTAATAGAGAAGAGTGGATATGAGGCAGTATTCCATTCAGATAGTAAGGATGACCATTCAGAAATGAATAGCATCAAAGGTCGTATTGAAACTAATATGAGGTACTGATGGCATATCGAGATTTGTTTCCAATACGAATCTTCCACGGTCATCTATCTCAGGATTTTGGTATACCAGATACTTTATGGGATGGTTGTGCTGAGGGAGTTTGGTCTGGTGAGACTGGACAGTCCACAGGACAGTTTGATGTTCTTCTCCATGAAAGAGAGAAGTCTGTAAGAGATATTATTGATGCCATGTTTCCTAGTGTATTAGAATACTGGGAGACCTTGGGGTACGCACCTTCTAATATAGTTCCAACTGCATCTTGGGCTAACTATCATCAGGCAGGAGACTATACTAAAGAGCATTCTCATAGTGATGGGCATAGACAAGCACACGTTGGTTCTGTATATTATATCGATAAGCAACAAGGTGGTGATTTAGAATTTGCTAACCCTTTGGATTATGTCCATAGGCTAACACCACGTAGAGGAGAGATAGGTGATATGTTAATGTCAGAGTCTGTGGAAACAGAGACAGGGGATTTCATTTTATTCCCTGGTTGGTTACGTCATAGGACACAACCAACACCCACCCCAAGAAAAGCGATTAGTATAAATTTCACTGGTTTTATTGTATGAAGGTATTGTTGATAACAGATCAACACTTTGGTGTCCGTAATGACAACCAGCATTATGTTGAGAGATACAGACGATTCTATACTGATATCGTCCTTCCTAAGATAGATAAGGAAGGAATTACTGAGGTGTTATGTCTTGGTGATACCTTTGATAGGAGGAAGGGAATTAATTTCTCATCCTTAGAGGCTGCCAAGGACATGTGGTTTAGACCATTAGCTGAGCGTGGTGTGAAGTTAACCATGCTAGTGGGCAACCATGACATCTATTTCAAAAATACTCTCAAGGTTAATTCTCCTGAGCTTCTGCTTGGGGAGTTTGACAATATTGATATCGTTTGTGTACCAAGTGAGCAAGATGTAGGTGGTGAGAAGATGTTTCTTATGCCGTGGATATGTGACGACAATAAGAAAGAATCTTGGGACAAACTCGCTGCCACTGATGCAAAGTTTTGCATGGGACACCTAGAGTTGAATGGGTTTAATCCTATTCCTGGATATACCATGGAGCATGGTGATGATCCAGCACTCTTCTCTAAGTTTGATATGGTATGCACAGGTCACTACCATTGCAGAAGCACCAAGGGTAACATCACGTACCTAGGTAACACATGCCAGTTATACTGGAATGATTATGGTCATGATCGTGGGTTTCATATCCTAAATACTAATACGAAGAAACTTACCTTTGTTAAGAATCCCTACGTTACATTCAATAAGATATACTACAAGGATGATATCACATTATCACCCGTCCAATTGAAGAAACTAGAAGGGTCATACGTTAAATTAATTGTAGAAGAGAAGGAAGATCAAGTTAAGTTTGATCAAACTGTTAGAAGACTCCAACAGTCAGACCTAGCAGACCTAAAGATAATTGAAGATACCTCATATGAATTGGATGATGTTACTGATGTTGAGGTAGAAGATACTCTTACTATACTTGAGCAGTGTGTAAAAGATTTTGATAACAAAGATAATATATTTAATATACTTAAGTCACTTTACATGGAAGCAGTGGAGGTTTGATGTTTATTCTCACCGACCAGAGTACTAATGGTGTGTATGCTGTCAGGGATGACAACACAGTTGACCGTGTTGTTCAGATATTCATTGACAAAGACGATGCGGTGCGTTACTATGGAATGCTGAAGGCTATTGATTATCCTCGACAGTTAGAAATAACTGAGGTTGAGGAGGATCAAGTGAAGGAGAATTGTAAGATGCATGGATATGCATTTACTATGATTACTCCAGACCAAGTTGTTATACCCCCACAAACTAAGAATGATAAAGTTTGAAACTATCCGATGGAAGAACTTTCTTGCAACGGGTAACTCATTTACTGAGGTGAATATTGATGCTTCTCCATCACACTTAGTGGTAGGGTCTAATGGCGCAGGGAAATCTACAATGTTAGATGCTCTGTGCTTTGTATTGTTCAACAAACCCTTTAGGAAAATCAATAAGGGTCAACTTGTTAATAGTATTAACGAGAGTGGGACTGCTGTTGAGATTGAGTTTACTATAGGCTCAGTGAAGTATAAAGTGATTAGAGGTATTAAACCAAATGTATTCGAGATTTATAGAAACGGTACTCTCCTTGACCAGGATGCTGCTACCAAAGATACACAGAAATATCTGGAGCAATCTATCCTCAAGTTCAACTACAAGTCCTTCACACAAGTTGTCATCCTTGGTTCATCCACATTTGTCCCCTTCATGCAACTCGGAGCAAGTGTCAGGAGAGAAGTTATCGAAGATTTACTCGACATCCAGGTCTTTTCCCGAATGAATAACCTGTTGAAAGACAGGATGAAATCAAGTAGAGATACTATTAGTAACTGTGAGCATGAGTTGAAACTCGCTAGCTCACACGTGGACATGCAGATGAAGACCATCGGTCAGATGGAGAAGATGAATAAGGAGCACCTTGCTACTGCTAAGAAGCGAATGTCGGAGATTAATAATAGGACAGAGCATAACAAGGCAGAGGTGCAGAAGTTAACTGATTTGATTGCTAGTCAATCGAATGTGCAGCAGGAGTATGATGAGCTTAAGGACATGCGAGTCAGAATCCAGACCAACTTAGAGAAAGCAGATAAAGATTTAAAGTTTTATTGGGAGAATGATAACTGTCCTACATGTAACCAGGTGTTAAAGGACAAGAGTGAGTTGATAGCAGGTGCATCATCAAGAGAGAAGAAGTTTAGTGAGGGTCTAGCGATACTAACTGACACATTAAACCGAGCACACAAGACCATGAAGGAGTTGAATGGACACAGTAAGAAAATCGTGGAATTTCAATCT